ATATGATCCGCAACAAGGGCGATCAGCTTGCAGTCCGCAACGCACTCTCTGTCGGTGAGGACACCGAGGGCGGCTACACTGTGCCTGACGAATTCGAGCGCAGACTGATTCAGGCACTCGAGGAAAACAACATCTTCCGCCAGATGGCAACGGTCATCAAGACCAATTCCGGTACCCGTAAGATCCCGATTGCGAACGATACGATGGAGGCACAGTGGATCGATGAGGGTGAGGAGATCCCGGAGACCGATACCCGTTTCGGTCAGACGACCCTCTCCGCATACAAGCTCGGCACGATGATCAAGATCAGCAACGAGCTTCTGCACGACTCCGCATTCGACCTCGCATCGTATATCGCTGCACGTTTCGGTGTGGCAATGGGTAATGCCGAGGAGCGTGCGTTCTTCACCGGTGACGGCGACAAGAAGCCCCTCGGTATCCTCGATGAGACCGGAGGCGCAGAGCTGGGTGTCACTGCGGCATCCCAGACTGCGATCACCTTTGACGAGGTGTTCGATCTCTACTACAGCCTGAAGTCTCCCTACCGAAGAAACGCACAGTTCGTCTGCAATGAGACTATCCTGCTTCAGCTCATGAAGCTGAAGGACAAGAACGACAACTACCTTTGGAAGCCGTCGCTCGATATTGCGAAGCCGGATACACTGCTCGGCGGACCGATCCGCACTTCCTCCTTCATGCCCGGTATCGCCAAGGGCGAGCGTGTTCTTCTCTTCGGTGACATGAAGAATTATTGGGTCGCTGACCGTCAGAACCGCACCTTCCGCCGTCTGAACGAGCTGTATGCCCGCACCGATCAGGTCGGCTTCCTTACCACCCAGCGTGTGGACGGTCGTCTCATCCTGCCGGAGTCTGTGAAGGTGCTGAAGATGGCGGGTACGAAGTCCAACACCACGGGCGGCGGCACAACTGGCGGTAACACCGGCGGCGGTGCAGGCGGCAACGGCTGATAATTCCCGGAACGGAGGTCAGCAATGAACCTTATCTCACTGCCTGAGACAAAAAACTACCTCCGTGTTGACCATTGTGAGGATGACAAGCTCATCCTCACTCTGATCGATACGGCACAGCGGCTCGTAATGGATGTGGGCAGAATGAATGAAAAGCAGTTAGCGGAAAATGAGGAAACCTCCCGGCAGGCTATGCTGTATACTGTTTCGTACCTCTATGAAAACCGAAATACTGCTGACTATCATGCGCTGACGCTGACACTCAGGGCGCTGTTATTCGCACAGAGGGAGGGCATCGTCTGATGGAGATCGGGAAACTGAATCAGCGCATCGCCGTGCTCGAAAACCATTTCAAAAAGGATGCTATCGGAAATCACAAAGCCCGGTGGGAGGAGGTTTTCTCTCTCTGGGCTTCTGTGACGGTCGGCAATACACAAGGCTCTGCATCTGAGGAGACAAACACCGGAGTCACCAGAGAGATACAGCGTATCGAGGCAACGATCCGGCAGACGCCGCAGACAAAGAAAATGGGCTCTACTGTGTATAGAATCCGGTTCGATGGCTTCGACTACGACATCAAGGGCATTGTCCCGAATTACCAGACGCAGGACTATATGAAGCTGATCTGCGAATCACGAAGGGCGGGATCAAAGGATGACATCTATTGACGATATGGCTGCGGAGATCATGGAGGGGTTGTCTGAGTACGCAGAGCTTGCGGATACAGCGATGAAAAAGGCAGTCCGCAAGACTGCGACCGCCGTCAAGAATGAGATCTCCGCAAAAGCCCCTGTAAAGTCCGGACGCTACAAACGAAGCTGGACAGCAAAGAAAACCAAGGAAAACAGCCACACGCTGGAAATGACTGTTCACAGCAAAGACCGTTACCAGATCGCACATCTGCTCGAACACGGTCATGCAAAGCGCGGCGGCGGCCGTGTGGCAGCTATCCCGCATATCGCTCCTGCCGAAGCAAACGGTGCAGATATGCTCGAAACGCTCATCAAAAAGGAGTTATCGTGACCTACGAAGAGATCAACGAAATGATGCAGGAGATCGGGCTGCCCTTTGCGTATCATCACTTCGCAGAGGGTGAAAGTCCGGAGCCTCCGTTCACGCTGTTCCTGTCGCCCGGCGAGGACACCTTTTCCGCAGATAATCTGATGTATCACAGCTTCAAAGAGCTGCACATCGAGCTTTATACGGATGAGAAATCGCCGGATACGGAACAGCGGGTGGAGGAAGTTCTCCTGCGTTATAACATCTATTACACAAAATCTGAGGTATGGATTGAGTCGGAACGGCTCTATGAAGTACTGTATATCATGGAGGTATGAAAAATGGCACTTCAGAAAAACAAGGTCAAGTTCGGTCTGAACAAGGTTCACTGGGCAAAGATCACGGCATGGTCTGAAGACGGTGTGCCGACATTTGCAACGCCCGTGCGTCTGCCCGGTGCTGTTTCGCTGAGCATTGACGCCAACGGCGAAAACGAGAACTTTTACGCAGATAACTGCGTGTACTACGTCATCAACAACAACGCAGGCTATGATGGTGACCTCGAAGTTGCTCTCATCACCACGGACTTTGCAACTGCAATTCTTGGTGAGCAGCTTGACAGCAAGGGTGTTCTCGTTGAGCGCAACGATGCAGAGACTTCGCAGTTCGCACTCATGTTCGAGTTTGACGGCGACAAGAACCATATCCGTCATGTGCTTTACTGCTGCTCGGCATCCCGACCTGCAACCGAGGGTGAGACTACCGAGGAGAGCAAGTCTGTCAAGACGGAGACACTCAGCCTCAAGGCAACGGCGCTCCCGTCCGGTCTGGTGAAGTCCAAGACATGCGAAAGCACTGACGAGGCAACCTACAACAATTGGTACAATGCAGTGTATATCCCGACCGCAGCGACCACAAACAACAGCACCGGCACACGCTCTGCATCTACAACCAAGAGCAGCACTGCCGCAGCAACCACTACTGACTGATTCGGAGGGTAAAGAATATGGCTATCAAGAAAATCATCACTGTTGACGGTATCGAGGTTCCTTTCAAGGCGAGTGCAACACTGCCTCGCCTTTACCGTGCAAAGTTCCGCAAGGACATCTTCAAGGATTTCGCCGCCCTGAAAGACTCTGTGGACGAGAGCGATGAGGAGAATTCCGGTCTCGGCATCGAGAGCCTTGAAGTGTTCGAGAACATCGCCTGGACAATGGCAAAACACGCTGATCCGGAAAATGTTCCCGACAGCCCAGATGACTGGCTCGAACAGTTCAACTGCTTCTCAATCTACGAGGTACTGCCGCAGCTCTTTGAGCTCTGGGGTATGAATCTGGAGACATAGGCAGAGTCAAAAAAAATCTCGCCCAGTTGACCGCGAGATGACAACGCCGCTGTTCCTTCTCCGATGTGTGCAGATCGGGCTGACACTCTCCGATCTTGATCTGCTCACCATCGGAATGGTCAACGAAATGTTCATTGAAAAGGATAACGATGAAGCGACCTACAACTATAAGGCAACTCAGGATGATTTCAATCGGTTTTAAACCTATCAGCAGCCTTTTTCGGATACTCCTCGGACTCCTGATTTACTCCTTCGGTGTATACCTGACGATATATGCGAACATCGGTCTTGCACCGTGGGACTGCCTCGGCATGGGAATCGCAAAGCATACTCCGCTGGACTATGGCAGTTCTATGGTGCTGATCGGTGTCTGTGCGATCGTGATACAGCTACTCTTGCGAGAGCGTATTGGCTTTGCAACGCTGTTTGATGTTCTGATTACCGGACGGCTCACACAGTTTTTTATCGACATATCTCCGTATCCCGAAAATCACAGCTTATGGCTCGGCATCGTTTTTATGCTGTTCGGATTCCTGTTTATCGCTCTGGGGATGTATGTGTATATTAAGGCAGAACAGGGCTGCGGTCCGAAGGACGGATTGCTGATTGCAATCGGAAAAAGGCTGCCGAAAATACCGATAGGCATTGTGGAGATATTGCTGTGGTCAGTGGTTACACTGATCGGCTGGCTGCTCGGCGGTTCGGTCGGCATCGGCACGGTCATATCCACCTTCGGCGCAGGTGCTGTGATGTACCTGTTCTTCGATGTGATCGGATTTGAGCCGAGAAAACTGCGGCATAGGAGTATAAAAGAGACATTTTCTATTCTGTTTGACTGGGGGTGATACCGTATGGCAGGCAGAATCAAGGGCATTACCGTTGAAATCAACGGTGATACTACGAAATTATCCAAAGCCCTCCAAGGTGTGGATAAGAACATCAAAAACACGCAGACGCAGCTCAAAGATGTGGAGAAGCTGCTGAAGCTCGATCCGACAAAGACGGAACTGCTTGCTCAGAAACAAAAGCTGCTCGGTCAGGCAGTGCAGGATACCAAGACACGACTTGATGCACTGAAAAAGGCAAGCGAACAGGCTGCAAAAACCAAGGACAACTACGATTCGTGGAAGGCGAAATACGATCCGATCAAGCAGAAGATCACCGAGACCGAAGCCAAGCTGAAAGACCTCAAGGAACAGGCAAAAACCGCGGATGAACAGCTTGCCAAGGGTGAGATCTCGCAGGAGAAATACGATGCACTGCAAAGGGAAATCAAGGAAACGACAGATGAACTGTCCGGTCTGAAACAGCAGGCAAAGGATGTATCTGACGAGTTCGGAAATCCAATCAGCCCTGAACAGTATGATTCCCTCCAGCGTGAGATCGTCGAGACCGAGCAGGAGCTTCAGAATCTGCAAAACGAAGCAGAAAAGTCGCATACAGCACTGGTAAAGCTCGGTGAAGCAGGTGCCTCTCTCGAAAAAGCCGGCGACAAGATTGCAACGGTCGGTACAAACCTGACTAAATATGTCACTGTGCCGATTCTTGGTCTCGGAACTGCCGCAGTCAAAACAACAGCAGATTTCGATGCCTCCATGAGCAAGGTTTCCGCTGTATCCGGAGCGACCGGTGAGGATCTGGATGCGCTCCGTGCAAAAGCTCGTGAGATGGGCAGTCAAACAAAGTTCTCCGCATCCGAAGCCGCTGACGCTATGAACTACATGGCGATGGCAGGCTGGAAAACCGAGGATATGCTGAACGGTGTCGAGGGTATCATGAACCTTGCTGCCGCATCCGGTGAAGACCTCGCAACCACCTCAGATATTGTCACGGATGCACTGACAGCTCTCGGCATGACAGCCGGAGACTCCGCACATTTTGCGGATATCCTTGCCGCCGCATCAAGTAATGCCAATACCAATGTGGCGCTCATGGGCGAATCCTTCAAATATGTTGCGCCTGTTGCGGGTGCGATGGGTGCATCTGCGGAGGACTTGTCCATTGCACTCGGTCTAATGGCTAACAGCGGTATCAAGGGCAGTCAGGCTGGTAACAGTCTGAAAAATGCTCTGGTCAATCTCACGAAACCGACCAAACAGCAAGCGGCGGCGATGCAGCAGCTCGGCTTTATCAGCACCGAGACCATTCAGAAAATTGACTTTACCAAGGTCGAAAAGGCAGAACAGGCTGTTGAGGATGCGACCATTTCTCTTGACAGCGCACAGATCAAGCTGAATGATGCGATCAGCAAGTACGGTGAGGGCAGCTCACAGGCAGAACTCGCAAGTAATAACTACGAAAAGGCACAACTCAAACTCGTACGGGCGCAGGAGACACTTGCCAAAGAACAAGAGGGCGTGTCGAAGGAGATCATGGGTGCCAATACACTCATGACTGATGCGGACGGTAATATGCGGTCGCTCGGCGACATCATGGGAATACTCCGTGAGAAAATGGGCAAGGTCAATGTGGAACTGACAGATGCAGAGGGCAATGCCCGTGATTTCGATGACATTGTCGCAGAGCTGTCCACGACTACTGAGGGACTTGCACAGGCGGAGCAGATGCAGGCGGCGGCAGCCATTTTCGGAAAACAGAATATGTCTGGTATGCTTGCAATCATCAACGCAAGTGAGGAGGACTACAATAAGCTGACCGATGCGATCTACGGCTGTGAGGGCTCTGCAAAGGGCATGGCGGAAACCATGCAGGACAACCTCGCGGGTCAGATCACGATACTGAAATCGCAGTTACAGGAGCTTGCTATCTCTTTCGGAGACATCCTCATGCCGGCTATCCGGGCAATCGTCAGCAAAATTCAGGCGTTTGTGGATAAGCTCAATGCAATGGATCCGGCTGTCAAGGAAACCATTGTCAAGGTCGCATTGGTAGCGGCGGCACTGGGACCTCTGCTTGTGGTGATCGGTAAAACCATGATCGGTGTCGGCAAGCTGATGCAGCTCATTTCCGATCTCCCGACTATTATTGCGGGTGCGAAATCTGCGTTTGCAGCATTCAGCGGAGCTATCGGCGGTATCTCCGCACCCGTAGTCGCTGTCATTGCGGTCATTGCCGCTCTGGTGGCGGCTTTTGTGCATCTGTGGAAAACCAATGAGGACTTCCGGAATAAGATCACAGCGATCTGGGAGCAGATCAAGAGTATCTTTTCCGGCTTCTGTCAGGGCATTGTTGACCGTATCAACGCACTCGGATTCGACTTCAAAAACATCGGCGAGGTCATCAAGGCTGTATGGGACGGGCTCTGCAAATTTCTGAAACCGATCTTTGAGGGAACTTTTCAGCAGATCGCAAATATTTTCAAAGCGGTGACAGATATTATCCTGAATCTCCTGGATGTATTTATCGGCATCTTCACAGGAGACTGGGATAAGGTATGGAACGGTATTAAGGGTATTTTTGTAGCGGTATGGAACTTCCTGAAGGATACGCTGAAAAACTACCTCAATGTACTGTGCAATATTTTCGGAACTGACCTTGAAACTGTCAAGCAGTTCTGGATTGATGTCTGGAATGCGATCAAGAACTTTTTCGTCAATCTCTGGAATAATATCACCGGCTTTATTTCCGGTGTGCTGAACGGCATCAAAAACTTTTTTGTATCTGTCTGGACAGCTATCAAGGACTTCTTTGTCGGTATCTGGACTGCGATCTACAACAGCGTATCTGAGAAGATCAATCTCATCAAAGCTGTTATCGAGTTCGTATGGAACACCATTTATACGGCAATCAGTACGGTGCTGAATGCAATCTGGTCAGTCATTACAACTGTATGGCAGACCATTTATGATTTCATCTCTCCGCTGATGGATGCTTTCAGGTACCTGTTTGAGACGATTTTTGAAGCGATCCATGTGATCATCTCCCGTGTTATGGACTGGATCTACGAAAAGATCACTACCACATGGGAGACGATAAAAGCTGTTGTGACAATCGTTCTCGAAGCGATCAAGACATTTTTTGAGACGATCTGGAATGCAATCTCAACAACTGTCAGCACGGTAATGGATACCATTTCCAACGTAATTTCTACCGTATGGAATGCGATCTCCGGCTTTATCTCCGGTATTCTCAATGCGATCTGGTCTGTGATTTCCTCTATCTGGAACAGCATCAACGCACACATTTCCACTGTTCTGAATGCCATTTATTCTGTGGTGAGCAGTATCTGGAACGCTATCAGCGGCTTTATCAGCAGTATTCTGAACACAATTTTTGCGACAGCCGCAAATATCTGGAACAGCATCAAAAATACAGTATCCAATGTGATGAATGCCATCAAGACCACAGTCTCGAATATCTGGGAGAATGTGAAGTCTGCTGTATCTCAGAAGATCACTGCGATCAAGGCAACGATTGTCAACGGCTTCAACGCGGCGGTCAGCTTCATTAAAAATCTCGCATCTGAGGCTTTCTCATGGGGTGCTGACATCATCAACGGCATCGTGAACGGCATTAAGGGCTGTATCAACAAGGTTGCAGACGCTGTAAAGGGTGTTGCAAACAAGATCAAATCCTTCCTGCACTTCTCTGTTCCTGATGAGGGACCTCTCGCCGATTTCGAGAGCTGGATGCCTGACTTCATGCAGGGACTTGCAGACGGTATCAATGAGAACGCAGGTGTTGTCGGAGATGCAGTCAACGGCTTTGCAGGCAATCTTGCAGAAACGATCAGCACTGTTATCAGAAACGCTCTGTCCAATGTTGTCACAGCGGTACAGGGCTTCATGGAACAGGTCTTTGATACAGTCAAAACAGTCTGGGCGAATGCGAATACGGCAATTGATGCGACCATGTCTCAGATCAAAAGCGGTATCACTTCCGGCTGGAAGGCTGTTGTATCTGTGGTCACTACTGCACTCGATAACATCAAAAAGGTCATCACCACAACATGGAAAGCGGCTGCATCTGTTATTGAGGCCGCATTGAACGGTATCAAAAAAATCGTGACTGCGGTCTGGACAGCGATGAAAACGCTCATCAATACAGGGCAGCTTGACATCAAATCCGTCATTACCACCACATGGAATGCTGCGAAAGATGTAGTAAACATAGCTCTGAACGGTATCAAATCCGTAGTGCAGTCTGTCTGGAACGCTATGCCGGATATCGTGAGAAATCCAATGAATCAGGTAAAAGACGCTGTGCTGTCTATCTGGGATAATATCCGGAACGGTATCGGTGATCGGCTCGGCGGCGTGCGTGATGCGGTCAGCAATGCAATGAGGGCTGTCTATGATGCGGTCATGGACAAGGTCAACAGCTCGTGGTCGTGGGGACGCGACCTCATGCAAAACCTTATCAACGGTCTGAACTATATGCTCGGCAATCTCATCAATACGGTTGCTGACGTGGCACGAGCGATCAGTGAGTATCTGCATTTCTCTGTACCGGATAAAGGTCCTCTGTCGGAATTTGAATCCTGGATGCCGGACTTTATGAAGGGACTCGCAGACGGCATCAACAAGAGCAAGAAGTATGTGGAAAAGGCAGTATCGTCTGTTGCCGATGCGATGTCGCTCACAATGCAGTCGGGCTTTGATATGAAGTTTGACGGCATTTCTGGCGCAATGCTGGACGGTGGTGCAGGCGGCGTGGTAAACAACTACTACAATAACGACAACAGCCGCACAGTGAATCAGACCAATAATAGTCCGAAATCGCTGTCACGGCTGGAAATCTATCGTCAGACGCGGAATGCGCTGAATGTGTAATGGGGGTGGGAGTAATCCCTCCCTATTACGTATTCTAATCTAAAATTTGAAGGAACAATATTCGTCTATTCACTTAAATCAAGCCCTGCTACTACCAACCAGTGGGGCAAGCAACTGATGTAATTGTTTTTCAATTATCGGAAGAATACCCTCTTTGTAATTTAGGTATTCTTGCTTCAATGGAAAATAATATAAAGTTAAATGTTCTTTTAGCTCTTTTCTTGAAGAAAGGAAAAGCTTTAATGCGTAAGTGCTACGACTTGCACTTATAATATGTTCCGATAAGCGTTTGGATAAGTTATGACTTTTCCCTAAATAAAAACACGTACCTATTTTATGTGTGACATCAATAGCGTCGTTTTTTATTTTTGCAATTTTATGTTCATTCTCACCCTCACCCTCAGTTGTATTATGTTTTTCATTAAGAGTGACCTTATTTTTCAAAATAAAAATGTATATTCCGGGTGTATCTTTTGGAATTCCTAAATCATCTGATGTGGTTAAAGTACTTACGTCTATACTTATTGGCTTTTTAAAGCATTCGCTTATAGTTCTCTTATTTGTGAGCTGCTTTTTCAGCTTTTCAGCTTCGCTACGACATTTTTCTTCGAGTAATTGTACTGTGGTAAGAATTTCATTACTCATTATTCCACTTCCCTTGAATTAAGTATTATATGATTAGTATACATCATTTTTATGAAAAAGTAAAGGCGGTGATATCATGTTTTTCAGCCTAATTTTAGAGAATGCAACCGGCGACCAAATCAATATGACGGCTACGGCAAATCAATATATGGTCTCTCAGATCGAGGGTTTGTCGCCTCCACCCGGAACGATCAGCACATCCAGTTATGCCGGCATGGACGGCAGTTACCTGAACAATGCCTTCATCGAGAAACGAAACGTGGTCATTCACTTTGAGATGCGTGGTGTTGGCGTAGAAGCCCGCCGTCATCAGCTATACAAGGTAGTGAAGCCGAGCAGATATGTAAAAGTCTACTACAAAACCGTCGGCATAGATGTGTTCACTGAGGGCTATGTGGAAACCTGTGAGGTCAGCAACTTCGAGCAGCTTGTAACAGGACAGATATCTATTCTCTGCCCAGATATTTACTGGTATTCTACGGAATCCGTCATGGCGTACTATTCGCAGATCACGGGCGCTTTCACGTTCCCGTTCCCGACCGAGAGCAACCCGGAGCCGTTTGTGCTGGGTAAATTCAACACACAGAACATCATGGCGATCATCAATGATGGTGACGAGATCGGCTTTACCTTGCAGATTGAAGCACTCGCCGATGTCCGTTCTCCCACGCTGTACAATGCGGATACCGATGAATATTTGCAGATCACAGGAGATATTCTCGCAGGCGACATCATTACTGTGACGACAAAGACGGGTCATAAGACGGTCACGCTTGATCGTGGCGGTGTGAAAACAAACATCATCAACCGGCTTGTGTCAGGCTCAACCTGGCTGACGCTGCGTGCGGGCAAAAACCGCTTCTATCTGCGTGGAACAGGTCTGCAAAATCTGAAAGTGACCATCGTCCACACAAACGCTTATCTGGGGGTGTGATATATGCAAATCGAAGTGTACAGAATGGACGCTGAGGCAGACAGCCTGACGATCACCCTCGAAGCGGTGTGTGACAGCTTTTCCTCGCTCCTGTGGGATATTGAGTATTATCAGTGCGGCAGCTTTGAGGTGTATATCGCAGCCAACCCGGAAAACCTTTCGATATTTCAGACCGGGCGCATCGTGGGCAGAGATGATGACAGTCAGCATTTCGGCATTATTGAGTCGGTGCAGATCGATACTGATGCTGAAAACGGTGACTATCTGACAGTAAGAGGCAGATTTCTCATGTGCCTGTTGGAGCGCCGTATCATTCACCCGACATACAATGTCACGGCGCAGAAAGCATACAGCGAAATTGTGCATGATATCGTCCGACAGAATACGCTCCTCAATGATAACCGTCGCATTCCCGGCTTATCACTCGGCTCAGTATCGGGGGGCTTGCTGGGAACAAACCACAACGCTGCAGGTATCCTACGAAAATCTAATGGAGTGGGTGTATACCATTTGCGAAAAGATCGGCGGCACTGCAAATATCCGACTTGTGAAGGCTGTTGGTGAAACCTATAAAATGGTGCTTGACCTTGCAGAAGGCGCAGACCGAAGTCTGATGCAGGAAGATAATCCGCATATTATCTTCTCTGATGCCTACAGCAATCTGCTGTCATTCTCATATGCTTCTGATTCTGCTGTTACTCGCAACTTCGCCTATATCTATGGTCATGGTGAGGGCTCAGAGCGAAAACACACCACATATTGTGTGGATAATGAGCCGACCTATCTCGACCGCTACGAGTTGTATGTTGATGCGAAAGACATCTCCGAGGAGGAACAGGTCGAAGGTGAAACAGTGCCGATTCCGGAGGAGCAGTATATTGCACTGCTGAAAACACGCGGGTCTGAAAAGCTGGTCGATCCGAAAACCGCATCGGAATCGGAGATTGCAGCGGATAGCACGCAGTATGTCTACAACCGTGATTATTTCGTTGGTGACTATGTGACCGTAGAACATAAGCGTTTCGGAATGATCCAACCGAAAGTGCAGCTTATCGGCATGATCGAAGCATTTGACCAGAACGGGCGCAGCCTGACACCGACATTTAAGGAGTGATTTTTATGGCTTTTTCAAGCGGATTTTTCAATTCAAAAGGTCTTGACCGCACCTATACCGCGGAGAATTTCTGCGACTACCTCGGCAGCATCATCTGCAATGGCATTCAGGACAATTACGGCGACTGTTTCAAGCTTACAGCCGCATCTTCCGGGCTGAAGGTCACAGTCGGCAGAGGTAAAGCGTGGATCAACGGACATTATTTTATCAACGATGCTCGATATTCCATTGACCTCTCCGAATATATGGATGAGTCCCTGCCGAGATATGTCGGCATTGCAATCTATCTGGACACCTCAGAATCTGTCCGTAGCGTGACGCTGAGGCTGTTTCCCGGCACTCCGGCAGAAGCACCGTCACTTCCGTCTATCCCGCAGGACGCAGACCATGTGCGCCTGCTGATGTATGCGATGCGACTGAATCCGGGGGCGACCGAGCTGACCGAGCGTGATTGGTACGACTACCGTGAGGACAGGAACGTCTGCGGCTATTGCAGGTGTATCCTCGGCAAATGCAAGGTGACGGATATGTTGGCACAGCTTGCGCAGATCACGGCGGAGATTCAGGGCTACAATGACACAATCTCCGAGCTGACCAACAAGGTCGATACGCTCCAGACGGAGGTCGATGACATCATCGGCGGCATCATGGAGATCGGCTCCTGCGGTGAGAACATCCACTATGTTCTGTACGAAAACGGCAAGCTCCTGCTGCATGGCAGCGGGGCGACATTTGACTACGAAATTGGGCAGTCGCCTTTCTGGGAGAATGAGAATATCAAAAGCCTTGTGGTTTCGGACGGCATTACAAAACTCGGAAACAGCTTGTTTGAACGCTGCCGAAGCATGGCATCGGCAAGTTTCCCGGCAAGCCTTACAGAAATCGGTGAGCGTGCGTTCTTTATGTATAATCAGGGTGGGATTACTTCGCTGAGTATTCCGCCATCCGTCACAACACTTGGTGAAAAGGCTTTTGTACACTTTAATGGCGCAACGGTTACACTTCCTGCAACGCTGACAACTCTCGGAACCTATCTGTTTATGGACTCCCGCACACTGACCTCTGCACGTGTAGAGTGCGAGGAAGTACCCGGATTCTGCTTCGTGGGAACGCCTTTACAGAGCCTGACTCTCAGCAACAACGTGAAAAAACTCGGCTCTCACATGATAAACTACACTCCGCTGCATGAACTGACTTATGAAGGCAGTCTCGACGACTGGGCGGCTGTAACTAAGGGCGGCAACTGGGATAACAACAGCGGTCAGGACGATCCGCACGGACTTGACAAAGTGCAGTGTCTTGACGGATATATGGAATATGACCGTGAGAGCAGAGAATGGAAGGTTGGTGAAGAATAATGTGGAAATTCCTTGTAAAGAACCAGAGCATTGAGATCGTGGAGCGAGAGATCCTCGCAGATCACCAGATCCAGTATGTTCAGTTCAAATTCACATTTGACGGCGACTGGAAGCGTTTTCACAAGGTTGTGCAGTTCTCTCAGTGCGATGAGGTGTATTCTGTTGTGCTTGGTACAGACGGCACAAGCTGTTATCTCCCTGCGGAGCTTCATGTGGGCGCGGTGAAGATGGGCATCTATGGTTATGACACGGCATCGGATACCACTGTGAGAGCGACAACTGTGCCTGTGACGCTGAATATCCGTGAATCCGGCTTTGAGGGTGATGAGCCGCCTATCCCACCGACACCTGATCTGTACACACAGCTTTTGAAGCGTATTGAGGAGGCTGAACACGGTCTGGACGGTAAGAGCGCCTATGAAATCGCTGTAGAGCACGGTTATGTCGGCACCGAGGAGGAGTGGCTGGCATCCCTGCATGGCAAGGACGGTATCACGCCGGATATGTCCGAATATCCGAAAACATCTGAGGTGCAGACCATTGTGGAGACTGTCATTCAACCTGTCGCAGAGGAATCCCATACACACGATAACAAAGCAACGCTCGACAGTATCACACCGGAACTGTTCTCTGACCTTTCCGGCTTGCAGCAGTTCGAGGACAGCACGACCTATGAGCTTCAGACACTGAATGAAGCCGTGGAGAATCTCAGACCGAGCACGCACACGCATAATAACAAAGCTGTACTTGACCGCATCACTGAGGCAATGATCGATGCGATTGCTGAGTATCCGCCCTTTGAGGACTGGACGAGAGAGCAGATCCACACGCTGTTTGAAATGGTCAACAATTTCAGCAACACAGCTCATACTCATGAAAACAAGGTCACTCTCGATGCCCTGACACCGGAACTTTTCTCTGATCTCGCAGGCTTGCAGCAGTTTGAGGACGGCACGCAGTATGACATCCAGACGATCAACGAGGCACTTCTGACACTGAATGCACAGCGGCACACACACGACAACAAGGCTGTGCTTGATACGATCACAGAGCAGTATATGCGTGATCAGGCGGCATTTCAGGCATCTACCGCAGGTGCGCTGCATGGACTGTCCGCAGGACTGAGCGAGGTTTCGGCACAGGCACATTCCCATGCCAATAAAGCTGTTCTGGACGGCATTACTCAGGAAATGCTTGATGACATGGCTTCTATTGCAACGGTGATCGGACAGGCACACTGGCATCATAACCTCACTACGCTCAACGGCATCACAGAATCCCATGTTTCTCGTTGGAACGAAGCATACACCGCAGCAATGAACCTGAATGAGCGTGTGGGTGTCAATGAGGGCGTGTTCGAGCGCTTCAAGACCGAGATCCTCTATGATATGCAGGGAGCGAAAACCTCTATCACGGACATTTACACACGCCTTGAAGCTGTTGAAACTGCACTCTCCGGAGTGGAGGAGGCACTGTCCAATATTGTGGAGGTGACATCATGAGTATCGCAAATTATCTGACCGAGCTGGATAGTCAGCGCGACCAGCTTGCAAGGAATCTTGTGGCAATGGGCGTGCAGGCTTCGGAAACTGAAAAGCTGAATACGCTCGTACCGAAGGTGCTGCAAATTCCACAGACAAAGCCGGATGTCACTCTGTTTAAGGCTTCTATTGACACGCTCCATGACTACGGTGAAAAGGTCTACACTTTTTACAATGACGGTTACCGCAGTCTCTCCGGCTTCACAGAATCGTATCAGCATTTCTGCTGTGAGGAGAACGGCTATGCTATCTACTACAATCAGCCGGACTTCAACTGGGGTCAGACCATTTATACGATGTGTGTGGAGCCTGTTCACATCAGTCCTTCCAACAAGATCATGATGAGCTATAAGTCGGGTGCTACGGATATTGGCGAGATGTGGCTTGTGCCGAAAAACAATGATACACTTTCCCCGGCGGATACTGCAAGATATATCTACGAGGCTATCCAGAATCACAGTGCTATTGCTGTGCCGTTCGGCTGGCTCGGCACTGTGGGCAACTATGTCAATGTACTGCATGAGTGTAGCGGTATCAGTGCCGGAGAGTACTATCTTGCTTGGAAGGCAATCACCGACAATACCAGTCCGATGATCCGTTCCGTAAAGGTAGTGGATGTGACTATATGAGAGAGGATGATTCAATGAAAGAAAATATCTGTACTGCCGCCGGGGTCATCGGCGGATTTTTTGCGGCACTGCTCGGCGGGTGGGATTCAGCATTGGCAACACTCCTTATTTTCATGGCAATTGACTTCACTACGGGACTGATCACCGCATCTATGGGCAGAAGCAAGCACAGCAAGACAGGCAGACTCAGTTCCAAGGCGGGCTGGGTGGGGCTTGCAAAAAAGTTCTGCATTCTGCTTATGGTTGTGGTCGCTGTCCGCATGGACATTATGATCGGTACCACATATATCCGTGATGCGACCTGCATCGGCTTCTGTGTCAATGAGCTGCTTTCTATTATTGAAAACACCAGTCTCATGGGAATCCCGTATCCGCCTGCAATCAAAAAGGCTATCGAGGTGCTTCAGAAGCGAGCATCGCATATTGATGACGAGATTCAGGAAATGATCGATGATATGGAGGAAGGCAATAAAAAGTAATGCAGCCGATCACTCGACTGCATTACAAAGGAGATGGTGTATTATAGATTGATCTTGAAATCAGGTGAACCTTCACCGTTTACAGTGAAGTATGCCACTCCCTCTTCGGGCTTGACATAAACACGGAATTCTGTTACAGCCTTACGCTTATGAGTGGACTTGTATGCCTTATATGCCTTAGCTGCGATATCGCTGATGTCAAACTCCGTATCGCCAAGCTGAAGCGTGGTGATAAGAACGGGCTCCGACTTTTTGTCAGCCTTCTTTGCTCTGGGCTTGCGTGTTTTCTTTTCGGGTGTTTCAGCGACAGGGGCTTCAGTGACAGTCTCAGCAGTCGGCTCTGCGATGACCGGAGCAGTTTCAGCGACAGCTTCGGCTTTCTTTGCCGCAGGCTTTCTGCCGCGCTTCTTGGCAGGGGCTTTGACAGCAGGTGCAACAACGGCTGCTGTTTCTGCAACAGATTCTACGACTTCGGCTGCTGTAATCGCTTCGGCAGCGGCTTTTTTCTTGCGTGTTGTTTTCTTTGCAGTTTCGGTTTTCGGGCTTGCAGATTTTCTTGGCATTGTTCATGCGCCTCCGTGTTTTTTTCTAATTATAGCATTAGTATACCGTTTTTGTCAAGCCGTAATCAGCGATTTTACGCAGAAAGGAAAAGAAAATGAACAAGAAATATGAGTACTCGGATACCACACAGCTTTCCCTGAATTTTAATGCAAAAGAGTTCCGCTGCAAGTGCGGTAAGGAACATGAATTTATGATCTCCAATGAGCTGATTGAGAAGCTCGAAAAGCTGTATGCCGCCCTCAACTGTTCCAAAATCATTGTGACCTCTGGTTTCAGATGCACGGCACACGATAAGACTGTGGGTGGTTCCGGCACAGGTCAGCACACGCTTGGCAATGCAGCCGACATCTGCTGCTACGGGCAGGACGGACAGCCGATTTCCTCCAAGGTGGTCTGCTGCAAGGCTCAGGATGTCGGGTTCAGGGGCATTGCAAATATTACCGCCGCTTACCAGTACACACACGTTGACGTGCGTCCCAACGGAAAGTGGTACGGCGATGAAGTGCATGGAAACAGCACGGTGACCGATGATTTTTACAAGTATTTTGGAGGCGAGGATATGAAGGGTATTGATGTGAGCGTACACAACGGCAATATCGACTGGCAGAAAGTGAAGAATGCGGGCATCGACTTTGCGATCCTGCGTGCCGGTTACGGCAGACTGGCATCGCAGAAGGACGAGCGTTTCGAGCAGAACTATTCCGGCGCAAAGGCGGCTGGCGTTCCGGTCGGTGCATACTGGTATTCCTACGCCATGAGTGAGGACGAGGCACGGCTGGAAGCGGATGTGTTCCTGTCCATCATCAAGGGAAAGCAGTTCGAGTTCCCGGTGTACTACGATGTGGAGGAGAAAAAGCAGTTTGCCCTCGGCAAGGAGAAGGTGTCGGCGATCATGCGGGCGTTCCTCAAAAAGGTTGAGAACGCCGGCTATTTTGTCGGTCTGTACGGTTCTGCTTCTTCAATGACCACGCATACTGCTGATGATATCAAGTCATGGTACACGATCTGGCTGGCGCACTGGGTGGACAAGACCAACTACAGCGGTGCTTACGGCATCTGGCAGCACTCTGAGAAGGGCAAGGTTGCAGGTATCAACGGCAATGTGGATCTTGACATCTGCTATAAGGATTTCCCGACAATTATCAAGGGTAAGGGGCTGAACGGCTGGGGTAAGGCAGAGCCAACTTCAACGCCTGCACCCGATAAGCCCGATACCACCGTGACCGCTACCATCAAGATCGGCACGGAAACCTACAAGGGCACGCTTATGAAGGAGTAAAACAATAGGGCAGAGGAAGTTCTCTGCCCTGTACATAGTGTGGTAAATCAAAATTTGTATCACAGAACCATCAGCAATGTTCCGGCTCCAATCAGGATACACCCTATCACTGACTTAAAAGTAAATTCTTCATGCAGAAAAACAAACGCCAGTATCAGCGTAATGACAACGGACAACTTATCAATCGGGACGACTTTTGAAGCGTCTCCCATCTGCAAGGCCTTGTAATAGCAAAGCCATGAGGCACCAGTAGCAAGGCCGGACAGAATCAGGAAAACCCAACATT